TTGAGCGTTCATGTGACGTTCCAGATATGTGGCGCTGCGAAGGTCAATATTTTTGCAGCTTGTCAGAAGCTAAGGCTTCTATCTTTTCAGAACTTTTGGAGGAAGTGTAATGTCTATACGCAGAATGGAATACAAAAAGAATGGCTACGACATCCGTTGCCGCGTCGAGGGTTCTGGGGATTATGCAGAGGGTCTTATCCTCTGGAAGCGTTACGGCGATGACAAGTACATCGTGATCGGTAAAATCTATAAGACCACAACAGCAGCTTGTGGCACGACACGCGATACCGCAACTTGGCATCACGTCAAAAGCGAAAGCCCAATCAACAAAAAATCTTGGCATGAAGCCGCCAAAGATCTCTATGCTGCCTTCCGAAAGGAGGCAGCGTGATGGAACCTAAGTTTAAAAAAACCAGACGCAAAGGCGATCTGCGACAGCCGTGGGAATACCAAGATTGGCTAATCCACAGCTCAACGTACAATTGGTTTGCTAATAAAGACGGCCACAAAACAATAGTCGCCAGCAGCTTAAAAGATCTGTGCGTGAAAATAGATCAAGCTATGGAGGCAGCGTGATGACACTCGCCGCTTCGCACTGTCCAAATTGTGAAACCAAAATGACAACTGTGGACTCAAGACCGCACTTGCTTTACGGCTTTCCAACAATTAGACGCAGGCGGAAATGTTTGACATGCGACTTTCGTATAAGCACAGTCGAACTGCCTGTGTCGCTCACAGATGAAATATTCCAAGAGGATTGAAATGGAACAGATCGCAACACTCGAAACTCAAATCAAAGAGTTTAACAAAATGGTCGATAGATCACAGACATCAATCAACCACCTCACAACATTCTCCGCGATCTGCAAGTCGTACCCAATCACAAGCGCAGACCTCGCAATCAAAATGGATATTAAAAACTCAACCCTTAACAGATTGCTGCACTCGCTCGCTGAAAATAGCAGAGGCAAAACAGAAGCAGCAGACCTAATCGAAATCGAAATGGACGCAAAAGATAAGCGCCAAAGAAATATAAACCTAACAACCAAAGGCAAAAGCCTCATGGATAAAATGTTCGGAGAAAAAAATGATCTTTAAATCTTGGAAGTTTACAGGCTTCAAAGCAACCTTCCCAGATTGGGTTGCAGAAAATACATCAAAACGTGCAGGCTCTTCCCACCTCTGGGTTCACACACAATATGGTGAAGCGCCAGCAAGAGAAGGCGAATGGATCTCAATCAATCTGCGAGGCCACCTAGATATTCACAGCAAAAAACCAGAAGGATGGGCAAAAGAAATGATGGCAGGTGCAGCATTCGTAGTTCTAATGGCAGCAGTGTTTGTAATATTCCTTGCAATGTGATAGCAAAAATGTACTGCTCCGATAAGGCCCATGCCTGTGGCCTCATCCCAAACTGACCCCACCCGGCTAGGTTTCGCACTGCAACGGTGGGGTTTTTTCTTGACCGTATAAAAAAATTATGATTAAAATATTTTAGTCGTAAAAAAGTAGATCTATTTTTTTATTGCCTCGTTTCGGATTTTGGTCGATCCCGTTAGTTGAAGAGAAGCCCTCAGATTAAGTTCTGGGGGTTTCTTTTTTAAATGATCTATCTTACATTGCAGTAAAACTGGAAAGATCACCACATGGCAAAGAAAAAATCAAAGAACCCTGTCGGAAGGCCGAAGTTCGAGGTCACTGATGAAGTGCTGAATAATACCAGACGCTTCATGGCGCAGGGATTAACCAAAGAACAATGCGCTGCTTCGCTGGGAATATCACGCTCAAAATTCTTTGAAATTCAGGAACAAAATGTGGATTTCTTGGACGCTATAAAAAGCGGGGAGGCCGAAGGCATACAGCAAGTCACCAACGCGCTCTATGAAAAGGCCACGATTGATCGGGATAACACCGCGATGATCTTCTTTCTCAAGAACCGCGCAGGATGGGTGGACAAAAAAGAGGTCGCAACAACCATAGAACAAAAGCACGTCATAGATTTAACAAGGATAAGTGATGACCAACTCAGCGCAATTGCAGCAGCTTTTGAACAGTCTAACCTTGGAGCAAGTGCAGGCGGAGCGTTACCGCAGATCATTGAGGGAGTTTACGAAAGCAGCTTGGCCGACGATTGAACCGGGCGTTGAGTTTCAGAACAACTGGCACGTCGATGCAATCAGCGATCACCTCCAAGCCGTTGTCGAAGGCGACATCAAGCGTCTGATCATAAACGTGCCGCCACGCCACATGAAGTCAATCAGCGTGGCCGTTGCGCTGCCAGCTTGGACTTGGACCCACCAGCCGCATAAAAAGTTCTTGTACGCATCTTATGCCTCTTCCCTGTCAATCAGAGACAGCACAAAGTGTCGCCGCCTGATCGATAGCCCGTGGTACAAAGATCATTTCAGTGACAAGTTCGTATTAACTGGCGATCAAAACCAGAAGCAAAGGTTCGAGAATGATAAGACTGGATACCGCATAGCCACGTCCGTAGGCGGCGCTCTGACAGGTGACGGCGGTGACATCATCTGCATCGATGATCCACACAATGTGGTAGACAGCGACAGCTCTAAGGTGCGTGAAGGCGTTCTGGAGTGGTGGGACCAAGCCATGCAGACCCGGCTTAACGATCCCCGCACTGGCGCTTTCGTCATCATCATGCAGCGTGTGCATGAGCAAGACCTGACCGGGCATATCCTATCCAATCAGCTAGGCGATGAGTGGAACCACCTCTGTCTGCCTGCGCGATATGAAATAGGTCACCCAACGCCAAGCAAGTCTTGGATGGGATTTACAGACCCACGCACGAAAGAGGGAGAGTTGCTCTGGCCTGAACGCATCGATGACAGAACGCTGACAACTCTAGAGCGAAGCCTTGGATCTTATGCAGCCGCTGGGCAGCTACAGCAGCGCCCATCACCCAAAGGTGGCGGAATCCTAAAGGCAAGCTGGTGGGTTCCTTGGGAGAAAGAGGATCTGCCCGACATCGAATATGTCTTGCAGTCATACGATACAGCCTTCGAGGCCAAAGAAAGCTCTAGCTTCAGCGCCCGTACAACTTGGGGCGTCTTTCAGTATAAAGGCGCAATGTGCGCGATTGTGCTTGAGTGTTGGTACGATAAAGTCAGCTACCCCGATCTGAGGCGCATGGCGCAAGAGGCTTACGAAGAGTGGGAGCCAGACGCTGTGCTGATTGAGAAAAAGGCGTCAGGTCAATCTTTGCTGCAAGACTTACGCATGGCTGGTGTGCCAGTATTGGCTTATTCTCCAGACCGCGATAAAGAGGCTCGCGCCCATGCATCAAGCGCACTTTTGGAAGATGGCAGGATTTTCTTCCCTTCCAATCGGAAATGGGCTAAAGATTTAATAGATATATGCGCAGCCTTCCCTGCACATCCAAATGACGATGTTGTTGATACATGCACACAGGCATGGTTAAGGTTGCGAAAAGGATGGTTCGTTGGTCACTCAGAAGACCCAGATGACGATGAGCCGATAGAAAAACAAAGGATGACGCTCTATGGCTGAACCAGAAAACATTGTCCCATTTGCTGAAGGCGCTCCTGCCGATGACCTGATGATCGAAGAGCTGGCAGACGGTGACGTTCTGATCGGTGATCCAGAGCTGGATTTCATGGATGAGCTGGATGATGCAGAGTTTGATCAAAACCTTGCGGAAGTTATCGATGAGCGCGAACTTATGCGCAAAGCCAGCGAGCTGGTAGGATTTTACGAAAATGACCGTGCAGCTCGCGCTGAGTGGGAAGAACGCTACAAGCAAGGCTTGAAGACTCTAGATCCAGATGGTGGACTGGCCGAAGGCGAAGATGAGCGTTCAAGCCGTGGCCTGTCAGTTGTGGTTCACCCACTGATTGCTGAAGCTGCCACCCAGTTCAACGCCAAGGCAATCGCAGAGCTTTACCCATCAGGTGGGCCAGTTAAGTCTGTCATCATTGGCAACCCAGACGAAGAGCTAGAAGATCAGGCTCGCCGGGTTCGTGAGTTTATGAACTACCAGATCACACAGGAAATGCCCGAATACTTCCCTGATCTGGATCAAATGCTGTTTCACCTACCGCTGATCGGTCATACCTTCAAAAAGGTTTGGTGGGATGCCAACACGGATCGTCAGTGCAGTCAGTTCGTAAAGGCTGAAGACTTTGTGGTCGCACCAGAGAGCAAAGATCTCTACACATCTCCGCGCTACACGCATGTCATCCGAATGCCAAAGAATGACTTCAACCGCTACGTTCAAAATGGTTACTACCTTCAGACGAAGTATGGCGAAACAAATTCTATAGACCCATCAGGCGATACAATCGGTGAGATCGAAGGCGTTGATCAGTACGATGACAGCGATGATAACGTAATGACGTTGCTTGAAATGCACGTCTACGATCTGTTTGACGGCATCGATGGCCAAGAAATGGATGATGATGACGCTGATGATAACGCAGTTGCCATCCCATATGTGATCACAATCGACTATGAAAACCAGAATGTGGTTTCTGTGCGCCGTAACTGGAAGCAAGAAGATGAGCGCAAAAAGCGCCGCGATTGGTTTGTCAGCTACAAGTTCTTGCCCGGTTTGGGCTTTTATGGCTTTGGCCTGTACCACATGATCGGTGGCTTGGGTAAAGCAGCGACTGGATCGCTTCGCGCCCTTCTCGACAGTGCAGCTTTCTCGAACATGCAAGGTGGCTTTAAGCTGCGTGGCCGCGTCAATGGCGGCGACATGCAGATTAGCCCCGGCGAGTTTGTGGATCTCGACAGCACAGTCGATGACGTGAACAAGGCTATCATGCCCCTGCCGTTCAAAGAGCCAAGCGGTTCTTTGTTCAACTTGCTTGGATACATGGTGGATGCGGGTCAGCGTTTTGCCAGCACAGCCGATTTGAATGTCGGTGACGTGAATCCAAACGCACCAGTAGGATCGACAGTTGCCTTGATCGAACAAGGATCGAAGGCGTTTAGCGCAATCCATAAGCGGTTGCACTATGCGCAAGGCCAAGAGTTTAAACTTCTGGCTGATCTGAACGCAGAAAACTTACCAGATGAGTTTAGCTTTGCTCAATCTGGTTCGGCTGAAATCATTTATCGCACTGACTTTGATGATCGCATCGACATCGTCCCAGTGTCAGATCCTAACATCTTCTCGACAGCCCAGCGCATTGCGCAGGCACAGGCTGTTTTGGAAATGGCACGTTCAGCTCCGCAGCTCCATGATTTGTATGAGGCATACAAGCGGATGTACGAGGCGATCCGCATCCCAAATATCGATGAAATCTTGCAAAAGCCTGAAGAGGCGGTGCAGATGGACCCAATCGATGAGAACATGAGCGTTCTGTATGGCAAGCCAATCCGCGCCTTCCCAGAGCAAGACCATGAAGCTCACATCGCGGTTCACATGCAGTTCATGCAAGATCCATCACTGGGCGGCAATCCCGGCGCGAAACAAATGCAGCCCGTGTTGATAGCTCACATTGCAGAGCATATCGCGCTTCTGTACCGTCAGCGCATGGAAGCTGGCATCAATATGCAGATGCCGCCGATGCCAGACTTTAGAGATCCGAAGTTTAAGTTCAACGAAGTAGATCCAGCAACGGACATGCTAATCAGCCAACGTGCAGCTCAAGTTGTACAATCTGCGCCTCAGATGAAGCAGATCGAAGCCATTCGAGGATTGGGTGGACAGCAAGGTCAGCAAGGAAACCCATTGCAATATGCTCAAGAGTTAGCAAAGCTAGAGACAGAATCTTTGAAAGCTCGCACTCAGGCGCAAATACAAGCGGATCAGGCCAAGGCTAAGTCCAGCATTCAGATCAAGCAAGCCGAAGCGCGGCAAGACATGGAGATTGATGCAGCTAAAGCGCAAGCTGACATGCAGGCAAAGATTATGAAGCTAGAGGCAGAGTTGCAGCTTGAGAGAGAAAAGAATGCAGCCAAAATTCAGATGGAGGCCATGAAGAATGTACCCCCCGCAGTATAATTTGCCTCCTATCAATCCTGCTGCCTTCGGCGGTCTACCGCAGCAGGGTCCACGGGTTGGCCCTCCAATGTCCCCTCCCAACAATGTTGGAGGGCCACAGGCCCAACCACCTATGGATATGAATAAGTACCTGATTAACAAGGTCATGGAGATCAAGCGCCGCATGGGTAGTGGATCAACGGGTGCGCTGGGCGCAATCTCTGAAGTCATGACGCCACAGCCGGGACCACAACCACAACCACAACCTATGAGGGCGTGATGAATAATACTTTTATGGATCGTGTGAACGCGATTGTGCAGAAAAACCAACCTGCATCCATGCCAATGCAAGCTCCAGAATCTTATCCAGATCAAGGAATGGGTGCTTTGAGCAATGTTGTTTCTGGCGCTCCACGTCAAACTGAGATCATGGGCCAACCCCACATGCTGGCTTACATCAACCCACAAGAAGAACAGATGTTACGCAATGCGGGTGGCGCTGGTCTGCCGGGTCCAGATGGTGTTCCTGCTTACTGGTTTCACTCAAATTGGGGTGGTGGCAGCACTACTACTAGCAACAATAGTAGTAGCAATA